CAGTTTTCTGCGCAGGCTTACCAAATATTTTAAAGTTTACTTTTCTAGTTGAGGTTAAATGATCTAGCCACTCATCTGCAGTGTACTTAGATCTACCCATTCTCATAGCCCAGTCATATGTTGACGAACCAAAAGCAGGTGCTAAGTCATCACCCATCTGCAAGGGTTTTGTTTTTTTTAAAACTACTGGTGGGTTTTTTAATTCTTGCTCAACTAACTCTTTCGCTTGTGATTGGGAAGGTTTAGGTGTGTAAGTTATTTGTCTTTGTTGTTGTCCGGTGGCCGGTGTTGCTGAAGGCTTCTTCGCCTTAAGTAATTCCTTCCCCGCTTTAAGTATTGCCTTCAGGGACATTGTCCCTCCTAGTACATTTTAGTAGGTTTGTTTCTACCTAGTTTGCATTTAACTTTTACAGATGTTCCTGATTTGTAACCCATAGGCTTTTGCATCATGCCACCACCCATTTTACCTTTAACTAATGATCTAGCTTTTTTAATATCACTTTCAGTAAGTCTATCTTTATCTTTCATGCTATTAGCTAGTGCGTAGGTTCTTACTGTTTCTTTTAATTTTAAACCCGCTTTTCTTCTGTCTTTAAGACCTTTAATATTTTTATCTAATGAAAATTTTAATTTTTCCATTCTAGTTTGGTCAGCACCACCACCTTTGTTATATTTTTTCATCATGCCACCACCCATAGCTTTTTGTACTTTTCCTGGTTTAACTTTTTCATCTTGTAGACCCATGCCTCTGCCTTTTGCTTTTTCAGCTCTAAGAACAGCGAAATCTTTTTCATCAATTTTATTTGGTGGTGGAGCTTTGGCTGCAATTTTTGCTTGGCCACCTGTAAGCATTTTGCTTTTCTTTAAACCCTTTTCTCTATTAGTGTCTTCATCTTTTTTTAAAATTCTAATTGGCATAAAAGCTCCTAATAATATTTATATTCTTTTTCTAATTTCATTGGTGGGTCGTCCCAATCGTCCGAGTACGTAGAAACAAATCCACCTTGTCGATATCTTAACACAGCTTGGGTCATAGAATCAACATAGTCATCATACTGTCCGTTAGGAAACGCTGCACATTCCTCAATTACTTCCTGTGCCCAGTGTTCCTCTAAAGGTGCGTACACCATTCCAGACTCAAAGACAGGAGCACAGCTATTTATTCTTGTGTGCTTGTCCCGACCACGTGCTGGAACAAAATCAATTACAGGTATTCCTGCACGTCTAAGCTCATGAATTAGTGGTTGCCCCGAAGCTTTAGCTTCAATTATTACGGTTTCCGGTTCCCAGTAATGATATTGCTCTAAGGCAACATTTTTTAAATCTGGAAAATCATACCTACCTTTCATAGCATCTAATAGTATAATTGCTTTCTCATAACCCTCTACAGGTTCAAAAACACCCCAGGTAGTAATAGCAGAATAGTCGGCAGTTTCTTTTTTAGAAAATGCAGTATCATAACTTTGTATGACATGTAGTAATTTTGGTAAATGTTCTTTATCGTAGTCCTGCCACCAATCCCTTTTTATAATTGCACCCTCTTCTGAGGTTGGGTCCTGCATGTATTGTGCGTTCCAATTTTTTGTAGATATTGAGGCTTTAACAGAATCTAAATCTTCTTTAGACCAATACTCAGGCCATACAGGTTTATCATCTGGCATGATTGCAGGGAAAGAAATTACTTTCCATTGATCTGCTTTAGTTTCACTTTGTGCCTTAACCAACCTTCCTGTAAGATCATCAGTAGCCCAACGAGTCATGACTACAAGAATACGGCCACCGGGTTGTAAACGTTGTCTGGGTCCTGAACTGTACCACTCGTAAGCACGTTCCATCGCTGTATCGGACAAGGAATCTTGTTCCGTATGTGGATCATCTATAATAAGCAAATCGGCCCCTCGTCCTGTAATAGCACCGCCAACACCCGCTGCAAAGTATTCACCACCATGATTGGTTTCCCACCTGCCTTTTGCTTTACTGTCTTCACGTAGTGTAACATTTCCAAATATCTCTTTATACTCCTTGGTGTTCATTAAGTTTCTAACCTTGCTACCGAACCTCGAAGCAAGTTCAGCGTTGTGAGATACTTGCATAATTTTTTTCTTAGGATACTTACCAACATACCAAGCAGGGAATAAATAAGAAGCAAATTCAGATTTAGTATGACGTGGTGGCATATTGATCACGAGCCTCTTTGCATCACCATCTGCAATATCTTGAAATGCTTCAGCAATAATTTGATGGTGCCCAAAGTTTTTTGGGTCCTTTGTTTTACGATATATAAAATCTTGCCAAACAGACTCTGCAAAAATTAAAAAATTATCTTGGCATAACTTGATCCACTCCAACTGTTTTTTAAGAATTACATCTTTTAATTCATCTTCAGTTAAATTTTCTATTTTCATCTCGTTTGGGACCCTAGTATATTTGTATATCCTACTTTGTAAACCCTTTCGCTACAAAAAACCTAGCCTGGCAACGCGAACCCTGATGGCAAAAAAATTAAAAACGATTTTGAGATTGATTATGAGCCTTGCTATGCAAGGTATAGGATAGATACACCAATGGCGTCAGTTAAGACGCCATTGGTTATGTGTTAATTATTCTGTGTTATGTATAGCTTGAACAAGTGTACTAAACTTTTTAAGTATGTTGTCCTTGAACTCGTCAACGATTGGGTTGCCTACATTCTCAAGGATATGTTTTTCACACTCGCCCATTAACAGTTGAAACATGATCTCATAGTTGAGTTGTTTTTTCTGTCCATTGTCCACCACCATGTCAGCAAGTGATGTAGGTGTGTTTGCGTTTAACTTCTCACTCAATACATTAGCTATGTTAATCAAATCATTATTAGGCATTTGATACCTCGCCAATAGCTTTGTATTCACAATAAGCAATTTGCTTTTGGTGTGAGTTCCATAAGTCAATGTGATTAACTTTGAACTTATCTTTGTCAAAAG